GTCTTTGACACCGAAGGTACTAGCGTCAAGCATGTTGATCACGAGTATCCACATGAGAATCTGATCATTTACTTAAACAAGTTTGACAAAGGCAGAACTTTGGTGTATGATGAAGATGATAATGAGCATAGTGTGACTGCCAAAGAAGACAAGGCAGTCACATTTAATGGTTCCTACCAGCATTGTCATGAATCTTCTTCCAACGGAAGGAGAATTGCCCTTATTGCTACCTATTTAAAAGATGAGTGAAACTGTATTGATGCGTCTGTATTCTGGTGAGGATGTTCTCACCACCATTGCAGAAGAAACTGATGATGCTTATCAATGTGAGAACATTGTGGTAGCAGTGCCTGCTCAACAAGGGCATATTGGATTTGCTCCATGGGCACCTATTGCCAAGGAAGGAGTCTCTATCAGGATTGCTAAAGACTACATCGTGTATGTTACTGAACCCAACCCTGATCTGGCAGAGCAATATGAAGGACTATTCTCCAAAGTAATCACCCCTAAAAAGAAACTGGTTCTCTAATGAATGTACCTAGTAACGAAGAACTTGTCCACCTCAAAATTCAAGCAGCACTACGTGAGAATGTGTTTGCTGAAGACCAGATGAAATATCTGGGAGAACGTGCAGGACATCACTGGTATCTCATTGCTGGTGAGCACGAAGTTCCAGTTAGCGAAATTGAAGAATTTGAATTTGCAGGTTATGTCGATGAAGAAGACGACTCCCCAGAACGTACAAGAGGCGAATGAAAGTCTCTTTCGTGCTACAATGAACTTACCTGCTGCAGCCAGACACTGTGGCATGACTGAACGAGAGATGAAGCACATCTTTCGTGAATATTTGAAGTACAATTCTCCTGATTATGAAGTCATTGAAAACACCGCTCCGTTACCCAGGCGGGAAAAGCAGAGCGGTAAGCAAACTGTTCCAATACCTCCCCGACCTTACCCAGGTAAGAGAGTATCGTGAACCATTTCTCGGTGGTGGTAGTGTTGCCATTGAGATCACGAAACGTTATCCCAAGATGAATATCTGGGTGAATGATTTGTACGAACCATTGTATAACTTCTGGTGTGAGGTGCGTGACAATGGTAGAGAGATGCGTGATCAACTGGTACAACTGAAGTATCGGTATTGCGAACCAGCATCTGCTAGAGTTCTGTTCAACCAAGCAAAGGAAAAAGTAAACGATGATCAAGCATCCAAACTTACTCGTGCTATTAGTTTTTACGTTGTTAACAAGTGCTCTTTTTCTGGTCTCACTGAATCCAGCTCCTTCAGCAAGCAAGCGTCAGAAAGCAATTTCTCGATGCGTGGAATTGATAGACTACCTCAATTCGGAGAACTGATCGAGAACTGGAAAATTACTAATCTATCTTATGAAGAGCTCTTTACCGACAGTCGAGATGTATTCACCTATCTCGACCCCCCATATGATATTAGAGATAACCTCTACGGACGGAAAGGGTCTATGCACAAGTCCTTCGATCATGATGCCTTCGCTCGTGATTGTGATCGCTTTGCTGGTCCTCAATGTATATCTTACAACTCGTCTGCTCTTATCAAAGAACGGTTCGAGGGGTGGACAGTAGGAGAATTTGCACACACTTACACCATGAGGAGCGTGGGGAGTTATAATACAGATCAAGCAAAACGGCACGAACTGGTGCTGACTAACTATGAAGTGTGAAGTCAAACTCTATGTCGCAGGCACCGTGTTCACCGAACAGGTGATCGCTCGCGACTACCAAGAAGCACGAGAGGTTGCTCTTGCTCGTAATCCCAACGCTAAAGTTCTAGGAGTCACTGCTAAAACATGAGTTACAAACTTACAGATTATCTGTATTCAATTAACCAGTCCAAGAAGAATATCATGGACGCTGATGAGGGTGCTGTAAAAGGTTACCCTCCTTTTATTATCAACAAGTGTATGGCACAGCACACTGATGCTGTTTTGTTCGCCAATGAGATGAACAAGCATCCCGAGTTGGATAAGAAGATGCAATATGACTTTTATATAAATAGTTTGAAACCTAGGAAGCGTTACGCTCCTTGGGCAAAGAAAGAAACTCTTGAGCATCTTGAATTGGTGAAGCAATATTATGGATATAACCATAACAAAGCACTTGCCGCTCTACGTATCCTCACGAATTCTGATCTTGAACAGATAGCCAAACTATTAGATACAGGCGGAATAAGATGACAACTGAAATTGAAGTACAGTGGCAACCTTCGGACATGGTGGAAGTAAGTCTGTCTGAACCAGATGATTTCCTGAAGGTTCGTGAGACTCTGACCCGTATCGGTGTTGCTTCTAGAAAAGAACGCAAACTATACCAGTCTTGCCACATCCTTCATAAGCAGGGCAGATACTACATTGTTCATTTTAAGGAACTCTTCGCCCTAGATGGGAAGAAGACAAACCTTACACAGAATGATGTCCAGAGACGTAATCGTATTGCACAGTTACTGTCTGACTGGGGTTTAGTATCTGTGGTGGAAGCAGAACGTATCGAAGATATTGCACCCTTGAATCAAATTAAGGTTCTATCATTTAAAGATAAAGATGATTGGATCCTTGAGTCCAAATACAACATCGGTCGTAAAAAGACTGAAGTGTAGTAAACTAATCTTAAAAAGTGTGGTAAATACTACCGCACTTTTTTAATGTTCTCTTATAATTAGTAGTGTAGAAGGCGAGGGACCTAGGTCCCCCTTTTACGCCAACGGTTGCCTTCGGGGACCACACAAAAACACTCGCTAACTATAGGAGTTACTCATGAACAAGTACGCTTGGGATATATATTCCCCTCACTTTGTAGGGCTCGATGATATTTTTCATCGACTAGATAGTATGTCAAATCATAATACTAACTACCCCCCTTACAATCTAATCAAGCATGACAACAGCAAATTCACCATTGAAATTGCTCTGGCAGGATTTAAACCAGAGGAGATTGAAGTCTCTACAGAATCAAACATTCTCAAAGTTGCCACTAAAAATGCGGCAAGAGATCCTGAAGTTGAATACCTCCACCGTGGAGTATCGAAACGATCATTTGTCAATACGTGGCAACTCTCGGACGACGTTAAAGTCGGTGATGTAAGCTTTGAGGATGGACTACTGGTAGTTCAGTTAAACAAATATATTCCAGAACACCAGCGTAGAATTGTTTATGATATCTCTGGAACAAAAGAATTACTACTCGAATAAATAATTTCATATCGTCGCCGCACGGGGGTAACTGGCAAAATCCAGTTGACACCCCCATTTTTTTGTGGTAAAATTACGTCGTTCACTATTTTTCCGTTATGGCAAACGCTATTGTAGTCCTCCAATCTACTGGAGACAAGATCATTTGTGATCTCCAGGAAGTTCGGGAGGAAAACAAAGAAGATGGCAAGCCCGTGTGTCTTGTCATGATCCGTCCTTACACCCTCGGCATCGAGAAGTCAGAAGAACCTGGTCCTAATGGACAGGATGTTCAGGTCCGCTTTAACAAGTGGCTGCCTTACTCTGGAGACACACAATTCAAGATTCCTTTCGCTGCTGTTCTCGCTGTGGGTTCTGTTGACCCTGGTCTGGAGCAAGCATATGTACAGACCGTCGCCCAAGCAGTCGCTATGGAAGAGGCACAGGTTGAAGCAGCTGCTGCAGTTGCTGCAGAGACTGGTTTCGTTCCTTCCGAGGAGGTGACTGATGCTGAAACTGCTTCGGTTTGAGAGTCGCTGGTTGATCAGCGAAGTTGAAGAGATCCCTGGTGTTGAGTTCGGGGATCCCGATTGTGTGCTAAAATACCCCTATGAGGTGACGGAGGACGGTCTCACGTCCTTCCCACCTTTCTCCGATGAACGTGAGTTGGCGGTCAGATCTTCAGACATCACTTTGATTGCTGAACCTGATGGCAAAACCGCATCGCTTTATTACGAAATGAAATCTGAATGAAGTTTTACACCAGTGTGCAGCAGACGGGTAACACGATCCTAGTTCGTGGTTACGATCACGGACTACCCTTTGAAGATCGTGTCAAGTTCAACCCTACACTGTACCTCCCCTCCCAAAAACAAGAGGAGTGGAGAACTTTGGATAACAAGTGTGTTCGCCCCGTCAAACAGGGCACTATCAGGGACGCTAAACAGTTCATCGAGACTCATAAAGAGCTCCCTGACTTCGAGATCTGTGGTCAGACTCGCTTCCTCAATCAGTATATCTTTGAGGAGTATCCTGATGAGGATATGAAGTGGGACATGAACAAGATCCGAGTCTACACCCTTGATATTGAGACTGGTGCTGAAAATGGTTTCCCAGACATTGAGTCTGCTGACCAAGAAATTCTACTCATTAGTATTAAAGACTCCACAACTGGCAAGATTACTGTATACGGTTCACGTCCCTTTGTAAGCACAGAGAAGGACGTGAACTACATGCACTTCCAGACCGAAGAAGGTCTGCTGAAGGCATTCCTGCATGACTGGCAGGCAAACTGTCCCGATGTTATTACGGGATGGAACGTACAGTTGTTCGATATGCCCTATATTGTAGGTCGCATTGAGCGTATCCTAGGTGCAGGATCTGCAAAGATCTTGTCGCCTTGGAAGAACATCTATCCACGCAAGATCTTTATCAAAGGCAGGGAACAACTTGCCTATGATATCACTGGTGTAGCAACACTAGACTATCTTGAGTTGTATCGTAAGTTCACCTACACCAACCAAGAGTCATATCGTCTGGACCACATTGCATTTGTGGAACTAGGACAGAAGAAACTAGACCACAGTGAGCACGACACCTTCAAAGAGTTCTATACAAAGGATTGGCAGAAGTTTGTAGAGTACAACATCATTGACGTTCGCCTGGTTGACAGGTTGGATGACAAGATGAAACTCCTAGAACTTGCTATCACCATGGCATATGATGCCAAAGTAAACTTTGAGGATGTGTACTCACAGGTACGAATGTGGGACAACATCATCTATGTCTATCTTGCTCGTCAAAACATTGCGATTCCCCCTAAACATGTCAACACAAAGAGTGACAAGTATGCTGGTGCCTACGTTAAGGAACCTATTCCAGGGATTTATGACTGGGTGGTCTCTTTTGACCTCAACTCCCTATACCCTCACCTCATTATGCAGTACAACCTCTCGCCAGAGACGCTGCTACCCCGTCGTCACCCGTCTGCAAACGTCGATAGACTACTTGCCCAAGAGGTAGACACGAGCGCCTTGGAGGGGGTCACACTGTGTGCTAACGGCACCTATTACACCACCAAAAAGCAGGGATTCCTTCCCAAACTGATGGAGAAGATCTATCAAGAACGAACCATCTACAAGAAGAGGATGCTCGCTGCCAAGCAGCAGTATGAGAAGACTCCCACAGTTGAACTACAGAAGGAAATCTCTCGCTGTAACAACATCCAGATGGCAAGGAAGATCCAGTTGAACAGTGCTTATGGTGCTATCGGCAATGAACACTTCCGTTACTATCGTCTAGAGATTGCAGAAGCAATCACACTATCAGGTCAGTTGTCTATCCGTTGGATTAGTGACAAGACCAATGCATACTTGAACAATATTCTGAAGACAAATGACATTGATTACGTTATTGCTTGCGACACCGATTCTATGTACCTTAACCTGGGTCCTTTGGTGCAAAAGGTATTCGAGGGACGAGAGGCAGATGATGAAGTCATTGTTGGGTTCCTTAACAAGGTGTGTGAGGTGGAATTTGAGAAGTTTATTGAAAGTTCTTACCAAGAGCTCGCCACTTATGTTCGGGCATACTCGCAGAAGATGAAGATGAAGCGGGAGAACATCGCTTCTAAAGGCATTTGGACTGCCAAGAAGCGATATATCCTCAACGTCTGGGACAGTGAGGGTGTTCGTTACTCTGAACCCAAGATGAAGATCTGTGGTATGGAGACGGCACGTTCATCTACTCCTGCATACTTCCGAGACAAACTTCTCAAGGCATACACCATCATTATCAACGGCACTAACGATGATGTCATTGATTTTATTGAACAGGTCAGGCAAGAGACAAAGAAACAAGACTACCAGGACATTGCATTCCCTCGTGGTTGTAATAATCTGAAGAAGTACAGCAACAGAACTGACATCTATGACAAGGGGACACCTATTCATGTGCGTGGTGCCCTGCTTTATAACTGGTATCTAAAGAAGCACAAAGTTGAGCATAAACATGCCAGCATTCAGGAGGGTGAGAAGGTTAAGTTCTTGTACTTGAGACTTCCAAACCCCATCATGGAAAACACTATCTCTTTCATGGGTAGGATCCCTACCGAGTTCCAGATCGAGAAGTACATCGACCACAAAATGCAGTTCGAGAAGTCGTTTTACGAACCACTCAAGAATGTGCTACAATGCATCGGTTGGAACTCCGAGCGAACGACCTCCCTACTATCACTCTTTTAATTATGGACTTCTTATCTTCTATCCTGAAGGACACCAAGAATGAATATGCTTCTCGTGCATCTGACGGCATTGCTGCTGGTGACGTTGAAACTTTTGTTGATACTGGTAGTTATATCTTTAATGCCCTTGTTAGTGGTTCGATCTTTGGAGGTATTCCTTCCAACAAAATCACTGCCCTGGCAGGAGAATCAGGCACTGGAAAGACTTTCTTTTGTCTTTCTGTCGTTCGCTCTTTCCTTGATACTAATCCTAACGCTGGCGTCATTTATTTTGAAACCGAGTCTGCCATTAGTAGGAACATGATCGAGAGTCGTGGCATCGATTCCAAGCGTCTGATCATCATGCCTGTCAATACCATTGAAGAGTTCCGAACCCAAGCAGTTCGGATCGTGGACAAATATATGGAAACGCCCAAAGACGATCGCGTTCCCATGATGTTTGTGTTAGACTCTCTTGGTATGCTAGCCACCAACAAAGAAGTGCAGGATGCCACGGACGACAAGCAAGTTCGTGACATGACAAAATCTCAATTGATTAAGTCTTGCTTCAGAATCCTGACACTCAAGCTTGGCATGGCTAATATACCAATGTTAGTTACCAATCATACCTATGATGTCATCGGCGCTTACGTTCCTACAAAGGAAATGGGAGGAGGAAGTGGTCTCAAATATTCCGCCTCTACAATCGTTTATCTCGGAAAGAAAAAGGAAAAAGATGGAACGGTACTCATCGGAAACATTATCAAATGCGAGGCTAAAAAGTCTCGTCTGACCCGAGAAGGTTCCAAGATTGAAACAAGACTGTTCTTTGATGAACGTGGTCTGGAACAACACTATGGATTGCTTGAGCTCGGTGAGGCAGCAGGTCTGTGGAAGAATGTTGCTGGTCGATATGAAATCGACGGCAAGAAAGTCTATGCCAAACAGATCCTGAAAGATCCCGAGCACTATTTCACACCCGAAGTTCTTGCCCAACTAGATAAACAGGCACAGAAGACATTCTTGTACGGAGCAGAAGATGACGGAGAAGCTTGAACTCTCAATTTTGAGGAACCTGCTTTGCAATGAGGAGTATTTTCGGAAGGTAGTCCCCTTCATCAAGGGGGAATACTTTCAAGAATTATCAGAGCGAGTCCTCTTTGAAGAGATTCAAGATTTCTCTAACAAGTATGATAAGTATCCGACTAAAGAAGTCTTAATTATCAACCTGAACCAACGTAATGACCTTACTGAAGAAACTCATACGCAGTGTGTCTCGTCTCTTGGCGAGATGTCTGAAGATTATATTGAGACCAAGTGGTTGGTTGACACGACGGAGAAGTGGTGTCAAGAAAGGGCAGTCTATAACGCCCTACTTGAGTCTATCAAAATCGCAGAGGGAGGAGGTGATAAGGAAGTATCAAAGGATGCGATCCCCTCAATTCTACAGAACGCTCTCGCAGTATCGTTCGACGAACACATCGGACACGACTACATCGAGCAAGTAACTGATCGATATGATTACTACCACCTAGAAGAGAACAAGATTCCATTTGACATTGAGAAACTGAATGTCATTACCAAAGGTGGTCTGCCTAACAAGTCACTGAACATTGCACTCGCTGGCACAGGCGTAGGTAAGTCTTTGTTCATGTGTCACATGGCAGCATCATGTTTATCCATTGGATTCAACGTGCTGTACATCACACTGGAGATGGCAGAAGAGAAGATCGCTGAACGTATTGACGCCAACCTGTTGAACGTCAATATCAAGGACATTGCCACCATGCCTCAAACAATCTTTGAGAATCGAGTCAATGAAATTGGTAGAAAGTCTCAAGGTAAGTTGATTATCAAGGAGTATCCTACTGCATCAGCACACTCTGGTCACTTCAAATCATTGTTGAGTGATCTTGCTCTCAAGAAAGACTTCAGACCACAAATTATCTTCATCGACTACCTCAACATCTGTGCTTCGTCACGATACAAAGGTCACATTGTCAACAGTTACACGTATGTTAAAGCGATTGCAGAAGAGCTTCGTGGTCTTGCTGTCGAGCATGATCTACCTATTGTATCTGCTACTCAAACTACTCGTTCTGGTTTCGGTAACAGTGATGTCGATCTCACTGATACCAGTGAGTCTTTTGGTCTACCTGCTACTGCCGACCTTATGCTTGCTCTCATTTCTACTGAAGAACTTGAAAAATCGGGTCGTATCATTGTTAAACAACTCAAGAACCGATACAACGATCTCACCTACTATCGCCGCTTCACCGTGGGGATTGACAGGTCGAAGATGAAGTTGTATAATGTCGATGATGCTGATGGAGACATCACCTCCGACGCTCCTGAAGAGGAGACCTTTGACCGCCTAGAGGACATCTCCGACAGGCAATCCAGACTAGACAAATTTTCTCAATTCGTAATCTAACATGACAATCAATTTCTCACGCTATGAAAAGTTTGTATCGGGTGTTACGTCCGATGCTTCAACAAATTTCGTTGACTTTGCTGACCGCATTGTTGAACTTGATAGAAATGGTGCCAATATTGAGCGTCTTCTTACTGCTGGTGTTGGGATTAATGCTGAAGGTGGTGAGTTCCTGGAGATCATTAAGAAGATGGTGTTCCAAGGCAAACCCTTTAACGAGGACAACCGAGAGCACATGATCATCGAACTGGGTGACCTGCTGTGGTATGTCGCTCAAGCAACTCAAGCACTGGGTGTCTCCTTTGAGGAAGTAATCGAGACTAACGTCAAGAAACTGGAGAAACGGTATCCTGGTGGACAGTTTGACATCTATTACTCCGAGCACCGAGCAGCGGATGACCGTTGAATCCAAAGAAATTATAAAATAACGTAGGTTTGTGAGGTTTTCCTGATAAAATATATGGAGAAGCAATCACCCCATGATCAATTTGCACGAGAAGTTCAACCACTATCTGCACACTGACAAGACACCTGATTGGCATGGCATTAAAGAAGCACTAATCGGGTATGGGTGGCGAGATGATGGTAGCAATATCGTTGGATACTATCTTCTCACTAAAGAGCACAAGCATCACTACTCCCTTAAGCACGAATACCTTGGCAAAGAATCTACCTGACCTTCATACCTCCTCTAAATACTAGGGGAGGTTTTTTCGTATGAAGTTAGCAGATCTCTGCCGCAATGGCAAAGAGTATGACATGCGTATCACCAAGATGATCAGGAAGATCGCTTCGGGTGGTAGATTTTT